TAGATAAAGAAAATCTCTATGTTTATTTAAAAGATAAACAAAATTTTAAAAAGAAAGCATCAAAAGATATATTTAAAACACAAAGAGATGATGCAAATATAACTCCAGATAGATTGGTTGTACCAGCATCTCTCGAGAAGTTTGCAAACCTTGAAGACTCATTGGTAGCTGCAGCATCTTCATGGTCAAAAGATCAGATAAGTTTGGCATCAAAAGTATTAGAAGTGGAGCTGAAAGGCTTTGGTATAGTAAACCCACAGATAAGGGTTGCATCTTCTAGCGATAGATCAATCTCTTTCAAGGCAGATGTTCCGACAGGATCTGGAAGGGTAGATATATTGATTCCTGTAGAATTTTCCTCTGGCAGACCAATAATACCTACCACATTTGAAGTCTCTGGAAATATTTACAAGCTAAATTCAGATTCTTTAAAAGCTCTTGTAAAAACTGCAAAAAAAAGTGGAATAGAAAATATATCTAGACAGTATGAGTCAATGGAGAGATTATCATACGACCAACTAATGGACAGTATGGCTTCTGGAATTTCATCTGGTGATTTTAATACTGCAGAAAATGCATTAAAGGTTATAGAGTCAAAATTTGGAGGTAATTTTTATCTAAGGGCTTTTGATAAGTTCTCGAGACTATTAAAACATTCTTCGGATAATGATAAAAGAGATCTCTTAATAAAAGAGGCAATGAAAAAAGGTGACATGGTATGGTTGCCAACATCTGTTGAGCCATTCTGTCCAAAGCTTGGGCTGCCTGCATCAAAGGTTGACTTTGATGAAAAGGGTAGAGTAATTCCAAAGAGAAGGTTAAAAACAGAAGAATTATCTGGAATATTAACTACATCAAGCAAGGTTGTGCTATCATGAATAAAAAAATTGCAAAAAAAGACCAACATGGAATATTTCAAAATTTTCAGTCAGATGTGACTGAATACAACACAAGAGAATCGCTACTCTCTGGGCGTGGAGGAACTCCTCATGATCGTAAAAAATTATATGGACTATCACCAGAACATCCAGAGTCATATATTCCGAAAAATGAAAAACCAGGAACATTATCTACCAGATATGTTCCTGGCAGGCCTGGCGTTCAGGCTCAGAGAGTTTCGGATGGCGTGTTTCAAGACCCACATACAAAAGAATTATTTAATTACAATGAGGGATTTAAAACCTCAGATGGAAGAGTTTTTAATGGAGGATCCGTGGACTTACAAACAGATTTAATAAATTTAGCTAAAAAATTACATAATATTGGAATGATAAAGGAATCAAGATTTTTGAGAGATTCTATTAAGATTTATGCTGCCGATGGAACCCTTGAAGATGATGATTGTGATATGGTATGCAAAATGATATTAAATGGTTGTACAACACCTTTGAACCCAAATAATCCAGAATTATGTTCAAAATTAACAATGATTTTAAAAGATCATCAAGATCTATGCTCAGAGATAGTAAATTTTATTGAAAATGCAGATGTAGATGAGGATCTAGATGAAGATGAGGATCTAGATGAAGATGAGGATCTAGATGAAGATGATAATGCCTTTGTAGAAGGCGGATATGAAGACTCCGTCCTTGTTGAGGATAGCTATGAAGATTATGATGAAAACGACTTCTTCTCCACCAGAGATGATTTTGATGATTTTGATGATGAAGATTATGATCCTAAAAATAAATACTAAGATTAGTGATACCACCATTTTATGGTAGGTATATAATCACACTGGAATTATTCAGTGGCTGTTTTTAATATGAGCACTATCTTATATGGTTTTATTAATTATTATAAAAATAAAGATAAACAATCTTATAGACATAATTGGATTATTATAGATAATAATTAAAAAAAATTCTAATTATTTATAACATAAAATTTAAATAATTAGAATAAAATATTAAAAAAATGCTCATTTAGAGTAAAATCTATATGAGCATTTTTTATGGTGAAAAAATGAGTTCCAAAATTTTAAATCATCCAGATAAAGAAAAAATAATAGAAAAACTATTGTCTGGAGAGTCAGTTAAAGAAATAGAATCATGGATAGAAAAAAAATACCCAAGATCAAAAAGATTGCATGTATCATATATGACTCTACAAAAGTTTAGAGCAGAAAATCTAAACATAAAAGGAGAGGTTCTGGATGATATTAAAAATAAAAAATCAGAAATAGATAAAAAGAATCTTGAACTTGAAACAAAAATGATAATTCAAAGTTCCAATGCATATCAAAAGAAAATAGATGAAATAGCATCTTCAGAGTTGGATGTAACAAGAAGATTGCTTGAGATGGATAGACTAATAAATTCTAGAATAGAGCATTATTACAATATTCTAGAAACTGGTGGATCCATAAAAGAAGATAGAATATTTTTAGAATATATAAATACAATGAAGTCTTTAATGCAAGACTGGAAAAAATATATAGAGGGTTTTGCTGATAAAAAAATAGAACATAATATTAATATTAATGTTGTTAATGAACATGCAAGAATTTTAAAAGAAACAATATTAGAAATATTAAAAGAAATGGATCCAAAATTGATTCCATTATTTGTTGATAAAGTTTCATATAAAATGAAACAAATAGACTTAAATAGCGATATAAGTAATAGAAGGGAAATAATAGATGTTGATTGATGGAAAAGAATTAAAAATTTTAAATTTAAAAGATTTAAATAGCAAGATTTCATTTTCTAAATGGATAAATACATATATTGAAAATGAAAGACAATATACTATTTATCAAATTTTTGAATCAAAAAGATATATTGTTTATCTTAATTATATATTAAATAATGTTTTACCCAAACAGCCAGTAAAAAATAAACCTGATTGGATTGAGGCTATTAATAAATTAATAAAAGAAAAAGAAAATGAATCTAGATAAATCTCAAAAGGCTTTATTAAAAAAAGCTGCAAAAAATTTAAATATATCTAATATAGACAACTTTTATATTGGAAATATTAAAAATTTTAATGATGCTTATTATTGGATAGCAAAAAATATAATTAAAAATTCAAATATAAAAAAAATTGCATATCCCAATAATACAAATAACATTGAACTAAAAAATCCTTATGATTTAAATAAATGGCTTGATATAGTATATAAAATATATTCAGCTAATAAAATTAAAGACATACCAATACCATCCCTATTAGAACAAGCTTATGTTTTTTTTGAAAAAAATGATGAAGAATATATTAATTTTAAAACATGGTTTAAATATTATTATGATGGTGAAAACTTAAAATATTCATCAAAAGAGGATTCTATGAAAAAAAAAGCTTTATATACTGGTAACTTACAAAACACTTCTAATTATTCTCATAACACATATGATTTACCAGGAAGCAGTTTTTCTAGTGTATCAAGAAGTGCAATAGAAGATAGCGCTTCTTCTTTAAAACCTGAAATTGATGACTCTAGTTCTTTAAAAGATTGGAAAAGAAAAGTAAATACCGCCCTAAGAAGAATTGATCAATTACTAAGGACATCTGATCATATTTCTCCAGACGATTTTTTAAGTTTATCAAAATTATTACTTGATTTTAGTGATAAGATAAAAAGAGTTCAATTAATATCTACCGCCGAAGATCTTACTTATCAATTTAGTAATTCTCTTTTAAAATATGCAAAAAAAAATAACAATAATATAGTCAAGACTGCATCGGAAATACTTTTTAAGACCGCACAAGATGCATCTCAGACTCCACCCGCTGCACAAGCTCAGCCTGATAACCAAGACGTACAGGAGGCTTCCCCGCCTGCTGCAAATGCGGCAGGACAACAAGGCGCTACAACTGTTCAGTCCGATACACCAACTGCGGCTACTGGTGATCAAAGCATATCAGTACCTGGACCTGATGATGTTGATCCCGCTGATGTTACAAAGATAAAACCAATTCCGGGGGCAAAAGATGGAGAATATGATTCAATAATGGGTGATATAAACCTTGATGATGCTGCAAGTAAGCTTGACGAGGTTGCCGGAATGTTATCAGATAGAAGAATCATCAGGCTATTGGCGGAATTCGATATCATGTTGGACAAAATTGGTATTGCTGCAATGTTTCCGGAATTAGCAGAAGCTCAGAGTAAATTAATTGATGGATATTCTTATGCACTAACCAGAGTTACAAAAATGATGGGACAGCTTGCAAATGCAAGAATGCTTTTGGAGTCACAGGACTCTGGACAGGAGTTGAATGAATCTGAATCTGCAAGTGCAAACCCAGAGGTTCCAAAACAAAAAGAAAATTTTGTTGAGTAATAAATGGAAAACACAATAATATTTCAGAAATTAAAAAATTTTTCTGAAAAAAATTACATAAAAGAGCCATTGATTGTTGGTGGTAACGTAAGAGATTACGTTATGGGCATAAATTCTGGAGCACTAGATGTTGATTTGACAACAAATGATTCAGATGTTACCAGGTGTGCAATTGGTTTTGCCGCAGAAAATAATTTATATTATAAAGTTTTTAAAGACTTACATGTAACTGTATATATAGATGGTCAAAAAGATTTAGATTTTTCTAGTAATTTTATATCAAAATTAAGTATAGATTTTTTTAAAAATTCCAAATTTTCTGAAAATAAATATCATGAAGTTATTAGCAGAGATTTTACAATAAATACATTGCATAAAAATATGTTTTCTGAAGATATAATAGATATGTTATCTGTTGGGTTAAAAGATATTGATAATAGAACTGTCAAATGCGTTTCCTCTCCGAAAATATGTTTTTTGGATGATCCAAGAAGAATATATAGAGCTGTATCTCTATCTGCTAGATTAAATTTCACTATAGATAATTCTATTTTTGATTTTTCAAGGAACAATTTTAAATTATTCTCTGTATCACCAGGTGTAATATCCGATGGGTATATAACATCTTCAATTGATAGATCAATTGGAATTAATGATGATTTGCTAATAAATAATTTATTTGAAATGAAAATAATTCAAAACGTTCCATTAGTTGGAAAATTTAAAGATTTATTAATTAAAAAAAATAAAATAAATGAATATTTAGATAGTAAAAAATATTTATACTAATAAATTATTAGATTTTAGGAGAAATTTTGATAAGAGGAATGTTAAATAGATGCCCGTTTGGCCTACCAATAAACGTTGGCTGCAAATGCGCTGGCGGCTTAGCTGGTAATACAGAGGTTTCCGCAATATCCCTTATGAATCCATTGGACCTTAGTGATGATGAGGAAACTACATTAAATGAAAATATAGATATTTTAAATGAAGTTTCAAATCCAGAAAGATGTCCTTTTGCAGATAAAATATTTAAAAATAAAGTAGATTGCAAATTCTCTTATAATACAAATTTTGTATCAAATCAAATACCAATAAATGGGAGTCCAGAGTACCCATCGCTTATGGTTGGAAACAATTCAGTACCGGGGTTTGGACACCCAACACATGAATATTCTGATAATAATAATGCACAGATATATTATGGACTTATTTCGCTAGTTAATTAGGAGTTAATAATGTCAAGATTAAATTCTTTGAATAGAAATAAAATAGAAAAAAAATCATCTGATATACTCTTGTATCAAGAATCAGAACCAGTTGTATTTTCTGAAGGATTTGAAACTACAACTATGGAAGATCACCCTGGTGAAGTTACTACAACAGTAGAGGATGCATTTGAATCTTTTATAGAAGGTCCAGATAGTTTTGGTGAGATTGCAAAAGATATGCAAAAACTAGATGATGTTTATACAGAATTTGTAGAAGATCATGGAGATGAAAAAATATCTATTATACCAGGATCAGAGGCAAAAGAGTCTGATTTTGAGGATGACGAAGAAGAAGATGAAGACGAAGGCGATTATGTTAATGATGGAAATCTAAAAAGATTCCTAGAATATGTAAAGGATATGTATCCTGCAAAAATACCAAAACATGACGGAAAATCAACACTTGGTTGTGAAAGAGCAAAATCATGGCTTGAGAGATTAGACAGAGAAATTTCAACGGCAATAAGAAAAGATCATGATGGATTTCTTGATATTTCTGCTTTAGAGGAGATAAGGACATCTATAATGGCAGATACTGCCAAGCTAGCCAAACATATAAATTTGTTAAAAAATAAATTCAAGGATTCTTCAAAAAAGAAAGCAAGTGTAGATTCCAACGGAATACCAACCTGGACATCTCCATCTGGTATAGAAATTGAGTATGGATCTCTAAAAAAAGAAGCCGCAACACCCAATAAAATGTTTATAGCCGTAAGTCCATTTGAAAGAGCGATATCAGGAATTATGATAAACGCTCATGTTTCTGCTGGACATAGCATTGAAGAAGTTTACGAATTTTTAGCAAAAAAATATGATATTACACCAAGAGAAGAGCTTGCAATAATGCAAATATGTATGGATAGCGGGTTCCATATTTTCAAGGATAGAGGAACATTTTCTGGAGGAAAAGATTCAGAATCTAAAGATGGAAAATCTGGGGTAGATTTCATTAAAAATTATTTCGCATAATAAAGGAATAGGTTATGAAGATAACAAGACAAAATACTTCAGAAGAATATAACACTACCGTTGATTGGCTTAAAGATTTTGCAAACTCTATGGTAAAAAATGCTGATTTTATAAATAATTTTAAAAAAATTAAAAATAAAGAATTTGGAACAATTGAAGAAAAAATGGCAGATATAAAAAGTAGAGTTGGATTTGATATAATTAAAAATATAAAAGAAGATGAAAATTTAAATATTAAATCTGCAAAAGCTAAATGTGATCATGTTAAAGATTCGGATCAAGAATGCAATATATGTAAAAAAAAGAAAATTGATCCAGACAAAAAAGAAATATTAAAAAATATAATAGAATATGCAATAGATTTTGGAAAAAATAGACCAGATGCATCAATAGAAGTAATTATTCATGAGTGTAAAAATCACCCAGGTTTAAAGTTTGAAAAAATAGAAAAAATTATTAACAAAAAGAAATTAAAAGAATTATTAGAGTCAAAACTTTCAAAAAATAGAAAAAAGAAAGAAGATAGAGTAAAATATGTAAAAGACGAAGATACTAGCGGCACATACAATAATGATATTGCTGACTATATATCTCATGCATATCCTGGATAATGAAAAAAAAAGAAGAAGATAAAATACTAGATCAGTTAGCCAATAGTTTTCTTGACTTTGATCCAGCAAATTTTGTACAAAATAATCTAACGATAGATGGAAGCGACTTTAATCTCCTTGAGACAGGATGGAGATTTATGGTTGACATCTATCGTTATATTGCATTAGAAGCAACACAAAAAACAGGAAAGCCGGTTGTTATAAAAAAAGGCCGTCAGGTTGGCGCTACCATTATGGGCTCTGCACTTGATCTGTATTTTACAAATAGTGGATTATTTACCAATCCAAATATTAGAGTTGTTCATCTCTTTCCAGCATTAGGCCAGGCAAAAAAGTTTTCTCAAGACAAATTAGAAACAATGGTAAGAACTGCAAAAAGTGATTTTATTAACAAAAATAAATTAAAATCTGATAATGCTGTTGATAATTTAACAATGAAGCAATTTAAAACAGGAACATTATGGGTTGAGTCATTGGGAGCAGATGGAGATAGAATTCGTGGTATGACTGCTGATGCCGTATTCTTTGATGAGATACAGGATATGTATGGTCATGCAGTTGGTAACGCAACCAAGATTTTAACTGCGGCAAAATATGGACCAATAGGAAAAGGTGTTCAGGTATATTATGGGACACCAAAGGAAAAAAATTCTTATTTTTCTACTATATGGGATATGTCTGATCAGAGATATTATCATTTAGGCTGTATTAATTGCGGAAAAACTTATCCATTTTATCTTCCAAATGATAATAGATGGATGTCTATTTGGCTACATGATAATATAGTTCAATGTCCATTGTGTGGTACGAAACAAAAAAAAGTTGAGGCAATAGAGCTTGGAAGGTGGGTTCCATCAAAAGATCCTCAGGATTGTAAATTTGCAGGATTTCATATTAATCAATTATATATTCCTTATTTTGCAAAAGAAAATATACTAGACTTGATGCCAGATAGGAATCCATCACAGTCGGAAAGGCTGTGGAATAACGAAGTTGTTGGTGAATTTTATTCAGATGCTGGAATGCCACTTACTAAAGCTGAAATTTATAACAAGTGTAGAGATCAAGATAGAGAGTTTTCTACAAAGATTGACCAAAATAAAAAACAAGTTTACCTTGGAGTTGACTGGGGTGGAAAAGATGATGACTCCAGCTCTACGTCTGGTCAATCTTTTTCTTGTGTTGTAATTATATCTGCTATGCAAGATGGAACACTACTAATAGAACATGCTCATAAGTTAAGGAAAAATGATTTTTCTTATAAAAAAGAGACTATACAGGAAATGTATAGAAGATTTTCAGTAAATAGAGGTGTATCTGACTGGTTCTTTGGACAGGATGTTGTTCATGATTTACAATATGTTTATAGAGATAAATTTTTGGGAGCGCAAGGAAGTGGAAGTTTAACAAATTCAATAAAATTTAGAGAAGATGAGCTAATAATATCTTATAATAAAGATTTACTAATAGAAGAAATATTTGATCAGTTTAGAAAAGGTAGGATTAGGTTTCCATGGAAAAGCTTTGAATATGTTGAGTGGTTAATAGATC